TGAGGAACGCGCAACGTGCCCTGTGTCTTGCAAGCATTGGCGGTCCTGCTTTGGCAACAACATGCACCAAGCCCACCGTTTTCGTCATGGTGCCGATCTTGAAAAGATGATCGAGCGTGAAGTTATAGGGCTTGCGCACAAGCACCCACGCGGCTTTGCCATTCGTCTTCATGTGCTCGGAGATTTCTATTCGGTCGGGTACGTAAACCTTTGGGCGAAGATGTTGAACGAACATCCGCAGTTGCACGCCTTCGGATTTTCGGCGCGCTGGGACTATGGCCGCGATGCAGTAGCGCGAGCCCTAATCGAATTGGTCGAAAAAAACTGGGGCCGATTTGCGATCAGATTTTCGAACGCACCAATTGAAGAACTAGCAACCGTCTCTATCGAACACCCGTTCCAAAAACCTGATGACGCGATCATCTGCCCGCAGCAGCTTGGAAAAACGGAGTGCTGTTCGACGTGCGCCCTGTGCTGGCAATCCCGCCGGCGCATTGCCTTCATCCGGCATGAGCATCACTCCCAAAAAATGGGACACGTTTCAGCACTACAAGGACCGTTCACCGCCTTGGATAAAGTTGCATCGCGGGTTGCTAGACGACTTTGCATTTGCGCGCTTGCCGCTTGCTAGCCAAGCGCTAGCGCCGCGCCTCTGGTTGCTAGCCAGCGAATACAAAGACGGAAAAATTACCGCCGATTTGGAAGAGATCGCATTCCGCGTTCATGCCTCAGTTGATGATGTGCGCACAGCTATTAAGCCCTTAGTAAATGCAGGGTTTTTCATAGATGATAGCGACATGCTAGCGGTGTGCAAGCACGAGGCGCGTCTAGAGGAAGAGTGAAACATTGGAAGTCTCTGACTGGCCGAAGGACTACCGAGATCAATTTTGGTCCAAATACCCTCGCAAGAAAGCGAAGGTTGCCGCCTTCAAGGCGCTAGATCGCATCCGAAAATCGGGTGTGGTCACATTCGCCCGCCTTATGGCTGGTATCGAAAAAATCCCCATAGGCGAGGCTCAATTTATTCCGCATCCGACCACTTGGCTCAATCAGGGCCGGTGGGATGACGAGCAATTACCCGGAGAAACCAATGGACATCGAGGATCGCGACCACTTCAAGACGATAGCCATAACGTCATTACGGCCGCTGAAAAACTTGTCGAAAGGCTTGCCGACTTTAATCGACCCGCCCCAGATTTCGGCGGAGCGGGCGAGCTTCGCGGCGGAGCGGGCGAAGCTCCTGTTCGGCTTATATCGAAAGGGTGATGCCAGCGACGCTGAAACCTACGTGGCTGGAATTACGGCAGTTTTGGCTGAATACGAGCCGGAGGTTATCCGGCGTGTGACCGATCCGAGGGAAGGCATAGCCCGGAAGTCCAAATGGATGCCGAGCGTGGCCGAACTCTCGGAGGAATGTGAGGCGAAAAAGAAGCTTGTCGAAGCCGAAGCCGCAATAGCCGCCCGTGGGTGGTCTTGGGATGGCGAGCGGTGGGTAAATCTTAACGAGCGACGATTTGAGTGAGGAAACACAATGGAAATTCACCCGGTAACACCGAGCCAACTAGCGCAGCACGAAGCTTGGCAGGAAGCCAGAAAAAGACTTTGGAAATCGCCACCGAAGGAAAAACCAACAATGCCATCACCGCTCGAAACTCAAATGCTGTGTTTGGTTCCGCCGGTTGTCGACCCGGTGCGCGATTTGATGGATTTCACCATCGCTGCGGTAGCGAACGTGGCTGGAATGCCGGTAAATGAAATTTTGGCAGGCCCGCCGACGATAGAGGTTCGGTCTGTCCGTAATCTAGCAATGGCGCTTTGCGTACGGCGAATGAACCTAAAGCGTAAAGTGGTCGGAGAGTATTTTGAGGTGCAGGATGGTGCAATAGTTGCGGCTTTGCACTCGCTCGATCCGATCTTAATTCAATTTGCGATTTCCAACCGGACACCGCTTGAACTAACTCTCCCGGTAATATGGGGACAATGGGGAAAGCTTAATCTTGAGCCGACAATTCAGGATATACAGCGGGCGGTGTGTAAAAAATGGAAAGTTTTACGCGTAGATTTGTTATCTGGACGCAGAACGGCAGGGGTTGCAATTCCGAGACAGACTGGAATGGCGATTTCAAAGCGGCTTACAGGGCACAGCCTGCCGATCATCGGACGAAGTTTCAAAAAAGATCATACTACGGTGCTTTATGCCGTGCGGAAATTTGCTTCCGTAATGGCTGAGGTCGACAAGCGGATTTTGCCGGCGGCCACGGTCGAGGAGTGGGTCAGGGAGGTTTTCGAGGAAGTGAAGGTCACGCCAGCGCCCGATCCGAAGAACAGGCAGGCTCGATAATGGCCCGCAAATCCGTAGCTCAAAAAATCCACAACCGCATGTCGGCCGATCTGCCGATAAATGCGCGTGTTTCAATCGCTATTGTGACCGATCCATATTCAGGGGCCGGAGAGAAAATTCAAGTTCTGCGATCAGTCAGGGATGATCCGTTAGCCGGATTATTGGCGAGAAATCAAATAGATAATGCTCAATTTGAAGCCGGGCGCATGTGGCAATTGTTCTACGAGCGGTCGGAAGTAGGCCATATCCGCGCTATCGATCCAACGAAGGAAGCAGTTGACGGCGGGAGAATGCCGGAACCGATCACAGATCGCCAGATCGCTGCCCTTCGCAAGCTTGACGAAGCGCACAAATGGCTTGGCAACGGCGGCTATGAATTTGTTTTCACCATTCTGGGCAAGCGTAAGCTTATCAAGGAAGCCGCAGAGATTCACGGGTTCTACACCGCACGCGAGCTTGCATACTTCGGTAAACGATTTCAGGAATGCCTCGAAAGTCTCGCATGTCTTTGGGGCTTAGTGGACAAGCCTGTTAGTAAGTCTGGTGGCCGTTGACATGACAGGTAAAGCACCTACTATGGCTAGTGTTGAAGTAGCCCGCGCGGAGAAATCCGTCGCGGGTTATTTCATTCCTCCCGACGACCAAACTAGCCGTTCGCAAATGGCGGCATTTTTCTAAGACCTGAAAGCACATAAATGGCTAGAGGTAGAAAGCCCGGTTTTGCCATGTCGGACGAACACCGGGTTAAAATTCAAAACAGCAATATCCTCAATGCGCTGATTGAGCACGCTTTGGGTGAGCGCGAGATGAGTGCCACGCAGGTTTCTGCGGCTCAATGCTTGCTGCGCAAGATCATGCCTGACCTGTCTGCGGCTGAAATAACGCAGGACACGACAGTTCGCTACGTCGCTCGCGTTCCTGACAAGGCGGTATCTCCTGACCAATGGCAGAAGCAGCATACGCCGCAGACCTTGATGCAGTAGTTGTTTGGGAGGCTCAGGACGGGCCTCAGACTGCACTAATCAGTTGTCCTATATTCGAGGTATTTTTCGGTGGTGCGCGCGGCGGCGGCAAGACGGATGGTGTCCTAGGTGATTTTCTGGAGCATGCCGATGCTTACGGTGAAAACGCTGTAGGGTTAATGATCCGCCGGCAGCGGACGGAACTGATAGACACGATAGAGCGCAGCCGGCAGATTTATACGCCGCTCGGGTGGCAATACCACGAACAAGACAAAATGTGGCGAGCGCCGAACGGGGCGCGGCTACGGTTTGCTTATCTGGAACGTGACGCCGACGCGGAAGCTTATCAGGGCCACAGTTATACACGGCTGTATGTCGAGGAAATAGGCAACTTCCCGTCTGATAGGCCAATTCTGAAATTAATGGCAACGTTGCGCTCCGGTGCTGGCGTGCCAGTTGGTTTTAGAGCAACTGGAAACCCCGGCGGGCCCGGCCATCAATGGGTCAAGGCGAGATATATTGATCCAGCGCCCGGCGGCTGGAAGGTCATCAGAGATGCGCAGAGCGGGCTAGAGCGAGTTTATATTCCGTCGCGCGTTGGCGATAACAAGTACCTCGGTCCTCAGTACATTCAACAATTGAAGGCGTCCGGCAGCAAAACGCTAGTGCGGGCGTGGCTTGACGGCGATTGGTCGATAGTCGAAGGCGCGTTCTTCGATTGCTGGGATTCTGCGCGGCACGTCGTTAAACCGTTTGTTATCCCCGAAGAATGGACGCGTATTCGTTCCGGTGATTGGGGATCGGCAAAGCCTTTCAGTATCGGATGGTGGGCTGTAGTTGCGGAGCCTTATAAGGTAGGCGCGATTATCCTGCCGCGCGGGTGTTTGGTGAGATACCGCGAATGGTACGGGTGTCTGCCTGGGAAGCCAAACACGGGCTTAAAGTTTCATGCCGAGCAGGTCGGGCTTGGCGTTTGGGAGCGCGAGAAAGACGACACAAAAATAGCTGATGGCGTGCTTGATCCTGCCGCGTTTGCCGAGGATGGCGGGCCATCGATTGCTGATCGGATAGTCACGGGCTCGGGCAATAAGGTTTATTTCCGGCACGCCGATAACAAGCGCGTTCCTGGCCGTGGTGCAATGGGCGGCTGGGATCAGATGCGAGCGCGTATGATCGGGGATGGTGACGGCAACTCTATGATCGCGTGTTTTTCGACATGCCTAGACAGCATTCGTACAATCCCGGCACTTCAACACGATCCGGCGAAGCCCGAAGACCTAGACACGGATGGCGAAGACCACGCCGCCGACGAATGGCGTTATGCGTGCATGTCGCGCCCGTGGATAGCGCCTATTAAACCGGCTGAAAAGCCAAAGCGCGATAAGTGGGACCGCGAAGACCGGGAGGAAGACAATTGGAAAACGCGGTAACGGAGGGCAAAACAGACAGCAAGCTTTCCGTCGCCGATCTCGTTCGTATGTTTGAGGACTCTGAGGAAGCCACGCAAACCGCGCGTAAGGAATCCGAGCGCGACCGTGATTACGTCGATAACAAGCAATTGACCGCCGCCGAGCTTGCAGCCCTAGCCAAGCGTGGGCAGCCTCCGACTATCATCAACCGCATCAAACGCAAGATTGATTTCCTTGTCGGGACTGAAAAGACGCAGCGTGTTGATCCGCGCGCATTGCCTCGCACGCCCAAGCATGAACAGGACGCGGATGGTGCTACGGAAGGGTTGCGATACGTTTCCGACACTGAGGATTATGACAGCAAGCGTTCTGCGATCTGGCGCAACATGCTGGTTGAAGGCGCAGGCGGGATCAGTGTTTCGGTAGAGCCGAGCAAATACGCCAAGCCGCCCATGGACGGGCAGCAAATGATGGGCAGTACGGCAATGACGCCGCCCGTCGAAATGGAGATAAAGCTTAGCCGAATTGCATGGGATCGTATGTTTTGGGACCCGCATTCGAGCGAGTTGGACTTTTCGGATGCAGGCTATCTAGGGCTGGTCATCTGGTCCGACTATGACGATGCGATCAACAAGTATGCGGACAACCAGGATGCCAAGAACATCCTCGACACGACGCTGAGCACATCCTCAACTACCGACACTTACGATGACAAGCCGAAATACAACGTATGGGCTGACAAGAAACGCAAGCGCGTTCGCATCGCACAAATCTGGATCAAGCGCGGCGATGAATGGCACTTTGCAGAATACACCAAGGGCGGGATTCTTAAGGCCGGCCCGTCGCCGTACAAGACCGACAAGGGCGAAAGCGATTGTGAGCTGATATTTGCTTCGGCCTATGTGAACCGGGACAACGAGCGGTACGGCATTGTGCGGGAAATGATCTCACCGCAAGACGAAATCAACAAGCGCCGTTCCAAAGCGCTGCATTTGTTGAACGTCCATCAGACGACATACGAGGAAGGATCGATACCGGACATTGATGAGTTCCGGCGCGAAAAGGCCAAGCCTGACGGCACGATGAAGGTCAACCCAGGCGCTTTGAGCGGGCAGGGCCCGAAGGTCATAAGCGAAACCCGGACCGATCTTGCTGATGGGCATTTCAAGCTATTGCAGGAGAGCAAGAACGAAATCGACCTGATGGGACCTAACGGCACTCAGATGGGTGATAAGACCGGTGGTTCAAATTCAGCATCCGGTAAGGCCATCATCGCCAGCCAGCAGGGCGGCATGATAGAAATGGGGGATTTGCTCGACAGCCTGCGTCACCTCGACAAGAGGACGTATCGGGCAATCTGGAACCGCATTCGCCAGTATTGGACGGCTGAGAAATGGATTCGCATCACCGATGACGAGCGGAATATCAAGTGGGTCGGTATGAACGTAGACCCGCAGCAGATGCAGATGGCGATGCAGCAGAACCCGGAAATGGCAAAGAAGATTGCCGGGATTGTGGGGAATGTGGCCGAACTGGATTGCGATATCATCATCGATGAAGCGCCGGACAGCATCACGCCAGCCCTTGAGCAATTCCAGTTGCTTGTCGAGTTGAAGAAATACGACGCCGAGAACGAGCTTTCGTTCCGCTCTATCGTCAAGGCCGCGCCGAACCTGCGGAACAAGGACGAGATATTCGCGGAAATGGACAAGGCGGCCGAGGCTAAACAGTCCAACCCGATGGCCCAACAGGCGCAGCAAGTCCAGATGGCTGGCGCCGTCGCTCAGGTCAAGGAAGTCGAGAGCAAGGCCGTTCTTAATCTTGCAAAGGCCGGGAAGGAACAGCAGCCCGAGCCGGGGCAACCTGCGCAGCCCGATATGTTTGAAATCCCGCCCGAGATTCAGATTGAGAAGGCGCTGGCCGATATCGATTACGTCCACGCCAATACGGATAATAAGCGCGTGATGACGGCTATCGCTCCCGCGAAGGCCAATCACGACGCACGGATTAGCGAAGCGCAGCTTCGTCAGCGCGCCCAGCAACAGAGGCAGCCGAGCGCGGCTTAACCTATCCCCGCCGCCGGGGGTTATCGGGCGATTATCGGGGTGAACCGCCGTACAGGTTCGGGTGCCGCCGGCCATCGGGCGTATCGTGACCTAATCACGCAAATCTAGGAAAACCACTGTGACCGATCTGGACAAAATTCTGTCCGGTGAAGGCGAAACCGCGCCCGCGCCGGAAGCTACTCAGGAAACCAAACCTGTTGAAACGCCGCAAGCGGAACAGCAGACGACCGAACCGCAAGATGATGTTGTGGACCATGCAGACGGGCGAAAGCTCGTTCCGCTGGAAGCACTTCAGGAATCGCGCGGCAAGATCAAACGGTACACTGAGCAGGTAGCGGAGTTCGACAAGTCGGTGTCCGGCTTGAAAGAACAGAACACTACCCTTCAACGGCAAGTGACGGAACTGTTGCAGCGGCTACCACAGCCGCAAAAGCAGGAACCGGCACAAGCCCCTGACATTTTCGAGGACGCTACGGGTGCGATCCGTCACACGGTCGCGCCGCAGTTCGAAGAAATGCAACAGGTATTGATGGCGAATGCGCGGCTTGTCGCGGGCGTCAAGTTCACCGATGAAAAGGTGGATGAAGCCGAGAAGGCTTTCATTGGCGCGATGCAGGACAAGTCTCTCGATCCAGCGGATTACTACAGGGTTGTGAACAGTCCGAACCGTTATGCGGCGGCTGTTCAATGGCATCAACGCAAAGTGGCACAGGCCGAAATCGGGGACGACCCGGCGGCATTCAGGGCCAAGGTTGAAGCCGAAATTCTTGCAAAGCACGGACTGACGCAACCAGCAGATACACAGGTTCAAGCAAAGCCTGCTGCTGCGGCCGTCATGCCATCAAACCTCGCAACCGCTCGCAATGTTGGTGCCCGCAGTGGCCCGGCTTGGAGCGGACCAACGTCACTTAACGACATATTCGAGCGCAAGACCGGGTAACGCCGGAGCGTTTGAGTGTCGTTGCTTATAAGGATCGACCGTTATGGCCGACACTCGCGCTACTGCTAACCTCACCCCGGAACAATGGGATGACAAGTTCTTCACCGAATACCTCACTGAAAACCGCTATGCGGGAGAAATGGGGACTTCGGAGAACTCGATTATCCAGGTCAAGGAAGACCTGACCAAGAAGAAAGGCGACCGCGTTAACTTCGCGCTCGTCAACAAGCTGACCCAGGATGCCGTGACTGGTCGCGGTGTCATGGAAGGCAACGAAGAAGAAATGGGCAGCCGCTCATTTGAACTGGCAGTCGATAAACGGCGCAACGCCGTCCGCGTTGCGGAAATCGATGAGCAGTTCAATTCGTTCTCGCTTCGTGAAGCCGGAAAGTTCGTTCTCAAGGAATGGTCGCTCAAGGACACCGAGAAACTGATCGAACAGGCTCTCGGCTCGATCAACGGCACGGCGTTTGCGTCGGCTGACGCCACTGCCCGTGATGCTTGGCTCGTCGATAACCGTGACCGGACTGTGTTCGGTTCCGGCTATACCGGCCTCGATCATTCGGCGGGGTTGGCCGAACTTACGGCGGCGACCGCTGCCGAACTGCTCACCACGGCTCATCTCGATACGATGAAGCTGTACGCCATGACCCGTGCAAATCCG